TGGCGGTGGCGCTGGTCAAGGCTCCGTTGGTGGTACTGGAGGCGTTGGCGCAGTCCGCATCATCTGGCCCGGCACGACCCGTCAATTCCCATCGACCAACACGGGGAATCTATAATGCCTAACTTTACAGGGATGTGGACCTCGCGCCAGCAGATGCAAGCTAGGGGTGCGAACATTTGGCCAGCAACGCCCGGTGCTCCTACAGGAGTTACTGGAACCGCAGGCAATACGCAAGTTTCGGTAGCTTTCACTGCCCCGGCAGACACCGGTTATCCTGCCGGTATCGTTAGCTATACGGGTACTTCTAGTCCCGGAGGATTCACGGCTACGGGCGCTTCATCTCCTTTGGTTGTGACCGGGTTGACAAACGGCACCAGCTATACGTTCACTGTGAGAGCAACCAACGCTACGGGAACCGGCCCTGCAAGTTCGCCGTCCGGCGCTGTGACGCCTGTGCAGCCGCAGTACATCGCCGTGGCGCACACCACCACGCCGTTCGTCTCCGCATACCCGTGGAGCGGTTCAGGTTTCGGCACGAAGTTCGCCAATCCAGCTACGTTGCCGACCGATCAAGGTAATGGCGTAGCGTTCAGCCCATCTGGCAACGCCATCGCCGTGGCGCATTACACATCGCCGCGCATCACCGCCTATCCGTGGTCTGGCTCAGGTTTTGGGACTAAGTTTACCAACCCTGCCACGCTGCCGGGGGGAGATGGCCTATCCGTCGCTTTCAGTCCTGCGGGTAACGCCATCGCCGTAGGACACGACGGTGAGCCTTATATCACCGCTTACCCGTGGTCTGGCTCTGGTTTTGGTACAAAGTTTACCAATCCTGCCACGATACCAACAGGCCGTGGTTCAGGCGTAGCGTTCAGCCCTTCAGGTAATGCTATTGCCGTGGCGCACGAAAACTCACCTCGTATCACCGCCTACCCTTGGTCTGTCTCTGGCTTCGGTACGAAGTTCACCAACCCAGCTACACTGCCTACGGGCGGTGGTGAGGGCGTCGCCTTTAGCCCTGCGGGTGACGCTATCGCCGTAGCGCACGGCGGCTCACCCTACATTACAGCCTACCCGTGGAGTGGTAGCGGCTTCGGAACGAAGTTCGCCGATCCAGCTACACTGCCGACTGACACTGGTTGGGGCGTAGCGTTCAGCCCATCTGGCAACGCCATCGCTGTGGCGCACGGCACTACACCTTTCGTCACCGCCTATCCGTGGTCTGGCTCAGGTTTTGGAACGAAGTTTACCAACCCGGGAACCGTGCCGCCGGGCGACGCCCAAGGCGTTGCTTTCAACCCTACGGGTGACACTATTGCGATAGCGGGCAATTCGTCGCCCCGCGTCGCAGCTTATCCGTGGTCTGGCTCCGGCTTCGGGACGAAGTACACCAACCCCGCCACATTGCCGACGGGCGCTGGCAACGGCGTGGCGTTCATTTAAGGAGCACAATCAATGACTACCCTCGACGAAGAGCGCATCAAGATACTCACCGACGCCTACGAGCATCGGAAGCGCGAAGTGATGCATCACCAGATTAACATCGACAACTACCGGTTGGCGCTGCAAGAGATCGCCGAGAAGCACCCCGAAGACGAGGCCATGGCGGAGTTTGCCAATCGGTTGCGCGACCTGCTGGCGTCGTCCATCATCGAGCAGGCAAAGGAAGTCATCATGCGCGACGTGATGGCAAAGCAACTGGCATGACCACGCACTTTTTCTCTTCAACTAACATCGGTAATCTGTAAATAAAGGAGATACCTATATGGAACTTTTCATTCGCATCAAAGACGGTCTGCCGTTTGAGCACCCGATTTTCGGTGACAATTTTCGCGAGGCTTTCCCGGATGTTGACGTTGACAACTTGCCGCCCGAGTTCGCTCGGTTTGAGCGCGTAGAGCCGCCCGTGGCAGGTGTTTACGAAATCTACGAAGGTGCGGAATACGTGAAAGTTGGTGACAAATACACCGATAATCATAAGATCCGTAAAATGAAAGCGGCTGAAAAGAAAGCCAAGCAGAAGCAAGCCAAAGAAAATTGGGCTGTTAACGGCTTCAAGTCTTGGGTTTTTGACGAAGCCTCCTGCTCATTCAGGCCCCCACTTCCTTACCCTACAACTGGAAAAACTTATCTCTGGGATGAGCCTTCGGTTTCTTGGGTAGAAGTAGAAATTGAAAAGGTTGCCTAAATGAGCACGCAATATCCTGGCGGCTTCATCACCAAGTCGCCCGTCACACCGACTACGACTTCCGCTAAGGGTATGTGGACTCTGAGCGAGCAGGCTGGTTGGCGTAAGCAGAGCCTGTGGCCGACGTCTCCCGGTGCGCCGACTATCGGCACGGCTACCGTAGCTAGCGGTACATCGGTTAGCGTGGCCTTTACAGCACCCGCTAACACCGGTAGCGCGGCTATCACTTCTTACACCGTGACTTCAAGCCCCGGCGGGTTGACAGGAACCGGTGCTTCTTCCCCTATAACGGTTTCAGGTTTAACCACCGGTACCGCGTACACTTTTACAGTTGTGGCAACCAACGGCGCGGGAAGCAGCGCACCGTCTGCCGCTAGTAACAGTGTGACTCCTATCGCTCAGGGTCAGCAGGCTTATACCACTGCCGGAACATACAGTTTTGTGGTTCCTGCGAGTGTAACAAGTGTTTCTGTTGTAACCGTAGGCGCGGGCGGTAAAGGTGCTAACGCCGGTTATGATGGTTTTTACTATCGCGGTGGCGGTGGTGGCGGGGGTGGTGCACTTGCCTACAAAAACAACATATCCGTTACTCCGGGTAACTCCCTAACCATAGTCGTAGCTGCTGCAAATTCTGGAGCACCAAGTTATTTTGTTTCCACTAGCGAAGTCGCTGCTGGATCTGGCGGCGGCGGGAGTATTTACGGCGGAGGTGGCGGCGGAAGCGTAGTCGCAGGAACTGGTTTCTCAGGCGGTAATGGTAATTCCTCAATTAATTACGACACTTCACCTTTTAGTGCTTGGGGTACTGGTGGCGGTGGTGCCGCAGGCTATAGTGGTTCCGGTGGTCTTGGCGGTTATTATTGGCTTAATGGTTCTGCCGGAAGCGGTGGTGGTGGTGGCGGCGGCGCTGGTGGTGCTCAGGCTTACAACGTGTACGGCCTGAGCGCCTTTATTGCCGGTGGCGGCGGTGGTGGCGGTGTCGGTCTTCTTGGCGAAGGCTCAAATGGTAGTGGTGGTGTAGCTAGTAACAGTGCTGAGCAAAGCATCGCCGGAGGAGGCGGTGGTGGTAGCAGCGGCTCAGCCGGTAGTACCACTTCAAACCCGAACGGCGCTACAGGTGGCGCTTACGGTGGCGGCGGGGGTGGCGGTAGCGGCGCTGGTGGTGGTGGCCTTAATGGCGCTGTCGGCGCTGTCCGCGTCATTTGGCCCGGCACCACCCGCAGTTTCCCGTCCACCAACACGGGTAACTTATAAGCTATGGTGATTGAACCACCATGGCTCATTGAAGCCCGAAAGCACATCGGGCTACGGGAGATTCCCGGTAAGCGTCACAATCCTAAGATTGTGAACTGGGGTATCTCGCTGGGTGCTTGGTGGAAAGATGACGAGACGCCGTGGTGCGGAACTTTTGTTGCTCATTGCCTCCGGGCTTCTGATCAACCCGTACCTAAAGAATGGTATCGTGCGCGGGTCTGGGGAGACTACGGCTCTTTGCTACGTTCCTCCCGACTTGCGCCCGGTGCCATCCTTGTCTTCTCACGTGATGGTGGTGGCCACGTAGGGTTCTACGTCGGAGAAGATCCGTTGTATTATCATGTTCTCGGCGGCAACCAGCAGAACAGCGTGAATGTTATGATGCTGGCAAAGTCGAGATGCATAGCTACACGTTGGCCAAAAGGTGTCCCCGTGTATGGTGCCCCGGTTCAAATGCGAGGGGGCGTTGTTTCTACTAATGAAGGATAGGAGTTTATATGGTTGATTTCATTCTAAATCGTTTGCGTGAACCTAGCACTTACGCTGGCTTCGCTGGTCTAGCTGCCGCTTTCGGTATTGCTGAACCGTTGTATCAAGCGGCGGCTGCTGTAGTTATGGCGGTTGCGGGTTTGGCTGCGATCGTCTTGGCTGAAAAGAAGCCTTGACGTGAAACTTTTTGCGTCCCTGCTGAGCATTCTTTCCACCATACTTACGTGGTGGAAACAGAAGCAGCTCATCGAGCAGGGACGCAAAGAGGCTGCGTTAGACGCCGTCAAGGAGGTTGAAACCCGTGTTAAAAAAGCCGAAACTATTGTTGCCGCTTCTGATATTGTGCGTGACAAGCGGCTGCGCAACCGGTTCGACCGCTCCAGTGGTGATCAGTGATTACTGCCGCATAGCTAAACCCCTTAGCTATGACACTGCCAGAGACAGCGTCGAAACCGTTAAAGAGGTAGAAAAACACAATTCCAAGTGGGTGTGCCTCTGCGAGAATGACTGCCCAAACCAATCGCTCTGAAGGGACTGAATCCTAAGGTTGTGATTGTTTCGTTCGCTAGGTACTGAAATGAGTTGCCTTTTGGCACCTTTCAAGCCTATAATTCAACACACAGGCGCATGCTGAACCAGCTGCTAATACCATCGGAGTATTTATGAGCTACAGCATGACGTACGACAGCTTGCTGGTAGACGTGCGTCGTTACCTTGAGCGAGGTTTCACTCAAGAGAGCGACCAGATCGTTTATGACCAGTTACCGCGCCTAGTGACCCTAGGTGAGCGCCGTATCGCTCGTGAACTGAAAATTCAAGGTTTTATCCGCGCTGTAACCACCCCTCTGCAAGCCGGAGTAGCGGTTTACATGAAGCCAGACCGCTGGCGCGACACCGTCAGCATGACCGTTGACAACAACCCGATTTTCGCCCGTTCTTACGAGTATTGCCGCAGTTACTGGCCTGATGAAGCCTCCACTGCGACGCCACAGTTTTACGCCGACTACGATTACCAGCACTGGCTGATTACGCCTCCCCCGGCGACGGCGCAGACCCTTGAAATTTTGTACTACGAGCAGCCCCGGTTCCTAGGCGATGATTTCCAGACGAACTGGCTCACTGAGTACGCACCTGATCTGCTGCTTTACGCGACGTTGCTCGAGGCAACCCCATTCTTGAAGAGCGATGAGCGTGTTCAATTGTGGCAAGCCATGTACGATCGTGCCGCGCAAGCCTTGAACGGTGAAGACCTCAAGCGTATCTTGGATCGCTCGGCAAACCGGAGTGAAGCATAATGACAGTTTACACTGGCGTCTTTGGTGGCGCGAACATCTATCCTTCTGAAATTAGCTACAGTGCGATTACGCTAACCGTTGATGTCGTACTCAGCTGGCCTGAAGAAACTTCTGCTAGCAACAACTTAGCGACTCGCATTATAGACGTCACCCCGTCTACCGCCGGGTTGAGCATCTTCCTGCCCGATGCGATGAAGGCGGGTACAGGTGAGACTATTCTGTTTAACAACCGGGGTTCCTCCACGTTTATCGTCAAGAACGCTGTGGGGGTGCAGGTCGTATCAATTGCGAGCGGTACAGTTTGGCAGGTCTACCTGACAAACAACACGACCGAAGGCGGCTCTTGGAACATCCTACAATACGGTGCTACGACTTCTACCGCTAATGCTTCTGCGCTGGCCGGTACGGGTATCGTCGCTACGGGCGCGCTGCTCAGCCAATCTGTGCCGGTGACGGAGTTCAATTCTAACTACACGGCGACGTTGGCCGACCGCGCTAGAATGTTTAACTGGACGGGAGCAGCAGGAACCTTCACGCTACCAGACCCGGTTATCATCGCTAATAACTGGTTCGTTTACCTGCGCAACTCGGGTACAGGGGCGGTGTCAGCTGACGCTCCGGGTGTCACTAGTATTAACGGCGCGCCGTTTCTGAGTTTTCAACCCGGCGAGTCCGCCATCATCGCTTGTGACGGGGCTAACTTCTACACGATCGGTTTCGGTCAGTCAGCAACTTTTGCTTTTGACTATACCGTGATCAACGTGCCCGGTACGGGTAATTATGCGTTGACCGGCACAGAGTTGAACCGCGTAGCATACCGGTTTACGGGGTTGCTCACCGGTAACCGTAACATCATTGTGCCCGCCACGGTACAACAATATTGGGTAGACAACCGCACAACCGGATCGTACACGTTCACTATCAAGACTTCTGCTGGTCTCGGCGTCAGCATCGCTAGCGGCCAGAGAGCAATTTTGTATTGCGACGGTACCGACGTGTTGGATGCTGACACTTCTGGCGTCTCTATCCCTCTAGACGTTTCTCAGGGTGGTACCGGGGCGACGACTGCCGGGGCTGCGTTGATCAACTTGGGTGGGACTTCGGTCGGTATCGGCGTGTTCACCGCTGTTGACGGAGCGGCGGCTTATGCGGCGCTGGGTGCGCTTCCCGCTGGTGCGGTTAACGGAGGCTCGTTCTAATGCCTGATACCACGATCGTTCTGAAATCTAATCCCGGCATTAAGCGGGATGGGACTAAGTTCGAAGGGGACTTTTACACTGACGGCCAGTGGGTTCGCTGGCAGCGCGGTCTGCCGCGCAAAATGGGCGGCTACAAGGCGACTCAGAAATATCTGCAAGAGATCAGCCGGGGGTTCGCTAACTTCACGCAGATGAACTTTATTTACTGCCACTCTGGCGGTAGAAGCACTCTTGAGCGGTTCACCATTGACGCTACCGCTAACAGTTCTATCGTTACAGGCCGAACCCCGGTAGCTGCGACCGCCACAGGCTCCGTAACATTGACGAGCGGTGCTGCCGGGTCTATTAATGATATAACGGTAGACGGCGTATCCATCATGTCTGCTCCGGTCAGCTATACTACCAGTTTGGCGGTTACGGCCACTGCGGTTGCGGCAAACATCACTGCGCACACGTCCGTCCCGAATTACACGGCGGTTGCGGTCGGCGCGGCTGTTAATATTACAGCTTCGGCTGCTGGATCCGCCTCTAACGGTAACATCATCGTTAGTGCGACTACTCTCACGACGACCAAAACTAACATGAGCGGCGGATCGGATGCCCTCATAGTTGACAATTACAATATGTGGATGTTTGACTATCAGTACGATTCTTCCACGAACCAAAACTATCTTATCGCGCACGTTGCGCCTAACATGGATTGCATCTGCAACGACGTTGATGGGCAGATATTCTTTGGCGAGGTGTTGGGTACCGGGTTGCTCAAATCTGTCAAACTACCGGCAGACGCTAACGTCACTGGCGGTATCGTATCGCTACACCCGTATTTGTTCTACTATGGTACAGACGGTATTATAGGTTGGAGTAAGCCGGGTGAACCCACTAACCTGACCGATTTTGCCAACGGCGCTGGTTTAGCTCGCGTTTGGGGTCAAAAGATCATCAAGGGTCTACCTCTGCGTGCAGGTTCAGGTAGCGCCCCTGCGGGTATCTTTTGGGCTTACGACGCTGTTATTCGTGCCACATTTACCGGCGGCGCAAATGTGTTTCAGTTTGACGTGGTCGCGACTGACACATCAATTATTTCTGAAAACTGCGTCGTAGATTACGATGGTGTGTTCTTTTGGTGCGGTACAGACCGGTTCATGATGTTCAACGGTGTGGTGCGTGAAGTGCCCAACCAGATGAACCTGAACTACTTCTTTGATGGTATTAACCCTCGGGCACGCACCAAAGTGTTCGCTTTCAAAGTGCCGCGCTACGGTGAGGTGTGGTGGTGCTACCCGCGAGGTGACGCTACCGAGTGCACCCATGCCGTCGTTTACAACGTGCGTGAGAACACTTGGTACGATACTGAACTGCCCAATCTGGGTCGCTCAGCAGGTTCGTTCAATAACTCTTTCGCCGCGCCTATCTTGACCGGAGTTGAAGGGGTTGGCAACGATTACCGCGTCTGGGTTCAAGAGCAGGGTGTTGATGAAATTGACGGCCCTAACATCAACCCAATCCGCTCTTTCTTTGAAACCGCCGATTTGTCGTCTGTGGTTCAGGGTAAAAATGAGTATGTGCGAATCACCCGGATTGAACCGGACTTCGTGCAGAACGGCCCCATGACCGTGCAGGTTACGGGTCGCGCTAACGCTCGTGCCCCAGAAGTCTTCAGTAGTATCTTTACGTTTGTTGATCCAAACGATATTACTGAGCCTCAGCAGCAGATCGTTATGCTCAAAGAGCAGCGGCGCGAACTGCGGGTGCGGTTTGAAAGCAACGCGGTTTACGGTAATTACCAAATGGGTCAGATCATCGGTCACATTTCGACCGGAGACAAGACGGTGCTGGGATGAGCATTCGCGTCACTCTACCGACGGGTATGTCGCTGCGAGATTGGGCAGACCAAATCGCGCTCGACTTGGATCCGTATGGTGCGTTTGGCCGTTTAGACATAGAAGATCAATGGCAAAACTGGGGAATGCAGTTTTTGAACAACATGACGTTGC